TAGTGTCTGCTCTTTAAGAGTACCAACAATAACACCATCACCTGTAGCAACACCATGAACATGTGTCTGGTTAGCAGCATTAAGGATTGTCTGGTCAATGTCATAACCACGAGCAGCAATGTGATTTTCTGACTCACGGAAGTCGCGACCTGAAACACCATGTCTTACGACAGCACCAGCAGAGTGGGCTACAGCCTGTGTATTGTCAGAGCCACGGTATACGCTAAGGGTTGTACTTGAGCCACCATAAACTGTGACTACTTCTTCCTTAGATGTATCAGGGTCAACAATAAGAGTGTATGGGTAATCAGTTGGGAAACCAGAGATGGAGCCAACGATAAAAGAAGTGTTTGCTTGTCCCTGTGATTGTGCGGGAATTGATGAACCGAGTGCGGTTTCAACTGCTGTTGAGGAGTAGTACCGCGCTGGTGAGCCTGGGTCGCCTGCTGCCATTTGTCTGCCTTATCTCTGGTAGTGGGAACGAAGTGGATGTTGACGGCGCTGGTTGTCCGCTACTTCATTTAAACGCTGTTGGTAAATGTTGTATAGGAATCTGGAAGCGTTCTGTCCAGAACCTACTGGTGTTACGCCATCAAAAATATCTGCTGCTGCAGATTGTGGACCAAGGCGTGATGGGTCTAAGAATGAAACCATACGGAAGGCTGCGCCATAGATGACGACATCTTCTGAGTATGATGGTAAACCTGTAGTTGTTGCATAGTCATCATCTTCATCTACTAACAATGTAGGGCGCTTCTTGTACACTACATGCACTGTCTGTCCAGGAGTAATACCTGAATAGATACTGATGCTACGAGCAGTTGCAAAAGCATCTGTGTCTGCTGTGTGGTCTAGTGTGTAGCCACGAACTGGGAACCATTCACGAGATGGTCCAACTGTTGAGTAAGACACACCAAGGACTGCCTGGAAATCTGCTGGCAACTGGTAAGTAGTGCGTGCTGCGATGAAGGGGAAGTCAGTTGTGCCAGTGGCAAATACCATTGGGTACATAGCATCAATAGTGTTATTGATTGCCTTCTTGATTTCTGCTCGTGGAAAGATTGGGCTGGCGATTACCTTTGCATTTTCTTCGTGTGCTGCAGGGCTAGTGCCACGCTGTCCACGACCCCATGGGGTAAGTGTCAATGTATTGGCTACATTGTCTGTGCTATTAACAAAGACAATCTCATCATCAATCTGTACAAAGCCACGACCCATACCTGTTGCATCAGCAATAGATAGAGTAGTTGTAGTTGATGATGCAGGTGATGTTAGCCAACTGGTTGGCTCAACATTGTCTGTGTATCCATGAAGAACTGAATCAACACGCTCAATTAAATCTAAATATGAACTCATAGGTTAATGCTCCTCAATGCTACGACTCCTGATAATCCAGTGGTTCCTGCTAACTCATTGCAGATAGCATTAAAGTCTTTATAGTTAGTAGGCTGGCGAGATGAACTTGCCTTGTAATTCAGGGCAGCAATAAGACCCAAGCCATTGGTGCCAGCCCATGCATTGGCAGCACCTTGTTCAGATTCATATGCTGTCATTACTGGATAGGTACCACCATTGGCTAAACGATTGAGTTCGTCTGCTAGTGAACTTCCTGCTGTTCCTGTTGCCATTACTTAGCCTTTCTCTTTGCTGCTGCGTTATCCACGAGGTTTGGGTAAGGGCGACCAGCCTTCTTAGCAGCAGCCTTAGCCTTTGCTTTTTGTGCTGGTGTTAGTGGTGTTGATTTCTTCTTTGGATTCTTTGTATCCCAAAATGCTTTCTTCTTCACCACTTCACCTTGTCTGCCCAATACGCTGCACTCATCTTGCCTTTGGCAATATTCTTTGCATGGCGTGCTTTGAACGATGCTTGACGGGCAGAAGGTTGTCTGTCTCCTGAGACTCCCTGTTGCCCAAAACGAATTGTCTTTACTTCTGAACCTGACTTAGCCACAACAACATGAGACTTTGTTGGATGACTTGGTGTGCGCTTAGGCTTGTTAAAGCCTGACACACCAGCACGGGCTAGGCGTGGGTCCTTCTTGGCTGGCATTACTTCTTCTTCTTAGCCATCTTTGCTGCGCTCAAGGCGATAGCAACTGCCTGCTTCTTAGACTTAACAGCGGGTCCACCCTTGCCTGACTTAAGAGTTCCACGCTTGTACTCGCCCATTACTTTTTCAACCTTTTTCATTGCTGCTTTTTTCTTCATGGTTTAGTCCTCGTCATCTTCCATCTCAAGGCGCTTGCCTGTTGGCACTTCGCCAATACGCTGAATAGGCTTGTTGTACTGAGCAACATTTGCTGCAGTCGGAGCAGAGTTAACTTTTCTCCCACCAACACCATATGGACTCACTGTTCCATAACATCCGCACTTAATGCACATTTCTACTCCTTTGGACTGTAACTTGTGTTTCTCCGCCAACAGTTGTGTTGTAGTTAGCAGAAATCTGTATTGCTTTTATAGCAACTTCTTCGGCATCTTTGATTGTCTTAGGACCAACCATTGCTACTGCACCAAGTGCTAAGTTGCCACCACCACCGATTGCATAGAACCCGCCATCATCGCGGGAGAAGGAGTAGTAATGGCTAATCTCATAAATGATTCCGTCAAAGGCAACGAGTGCATCAAAGCCTGCATCTCTATCAGCAGGGTCTGGGTTGTACCCATTGTCAATCATTGCCTTGCGAAGTGATGGCAATACTTTGCTCATCATAAACTTATCTGAATCCATAACCCTGGATACTTTGGGTGGCTGCCATAGGTATTGTGCAATGTTGGCTGCTTGGTCATCTCCCGCAAAGGCGATTACATACTCGTCCTTGGTGATAACCTTCTCAATACCTTTTGCTGCATAGGGCTTATCGTTGTAGGTAATCCTGGAATCACCAGCAATAACTGCTGCGTTCTTTAACTGGATACCAACGATGGCTGTCATGTTTGCCCCTTAAGCGCCGTATGCTTTTCCTGTCTTGTTTGAAATATCTACTGCCTTCTGGACTGCCTGCATGCTTGTACCTGCTGGCTGAATACCTTGAGCGCGGGCATCTTTATATGCCTTGAGTTCTGCATCCCACTTTGTAGTTGACATACTTACTTTAGAATTGGCATCTCCTACACCCATTTCAAGTGTAGAAACCTTGCAGCCAAAACATCCTTCAACATACTCAGGGTGCTTTTGTTTTTGGTGTAGATTCATGCTGGTGTTATGTACTCCCCGTAGCCTTGAGCAGTCAAGGCATCTGCTGTCTCTTGCGTGATTAAAGTCTTAGTACCACCTAAGTAAAACTCAGTAGCAACATCAACATCAACCTGTGCTGGGTAACGATATGAGGAATAGATACCGTTAACTCTTAAGACAGAAACTCCCTTATTAATTTTATAGCGCGAGAACAAAGGACCATCAGACATTGGAGTTTCTTCAACGATGGGTGTAGTAAAAATGTACTGAGTCATATTGTCCTATTCTGTTGCAGAGGATGGGGCTTTCGCCCCACCCCCCGACAACTACTGCTTAGAGAGCAGCGATTGATGAACCTGATTCGATGCGGTATAGAGCAGCCTCGCGGTAGCGTGACCATCCGATAACACCGTACCATCCGATTGGACGGAAGCGCATCAACTTATCGGTGATTGGTCCGATAACAACTGATGGCTCTTGTGCAACAGCCTCAGCCAATGCTTGCTTTCCAGCAAGGATTGTGTCGAATACGCGAGTTACAGGTGTAACAGTTACAACAGTTGTTGCTGTTACTGCTGCTGAGTTAGCAACATCTACAGTGAATGTTGTTGTTGAACCTGATGTTGTGATTGCAGTAATCTTCGCAGATGTTCCTACGCCTGTTCCTGAAATCTTGTCGCCGACCTCTGCACGAGATGCGATGACTGATGTTGAAGCAACACCGAATGTGAAGCCTGCTGATGTACCAGCAACAGTTACGGCTGTTGTAGCCAATGCTGTCTGGTCTGCGCCTGCCTTGCTTGAGAACATGCGTGGGTTTTCAATGAAGAAAGCACCTTCGTATGTACCGATTGAGCCTGCGAATAGGTTACCCAATGAAGCATCTGTGTGCTGGTGTGTGTCACGCCAGCCGATGTTTCCTGTCTCAGCACGAAGGTCGTGTGAAACTTCTGGGTGGATACCTGTCCAGTATAGGCTTCCTGCACGAGGAACAGCCTTGTTTGTACGCAACTTAGCAACTGCCTTGCGTAGGTTAGCAGATGTGATTGTCATACCTGCTGTGATTGTTGCTGTTGATGTTGCTGTACCTGAATAGATAACATTTGTACCGTTGACAAGCGCTTGCTGCGCGATGTCATCGAGTGAGTCAGCCATGTTGTAAGCGATGATGTCAGCGATTGCTGGGTCAACATCTGATAGTGAGAGCAGTTCCAACTTGCGTGTTGCAAGTGCTGCGTTACCCTGTTCGTTTAGAGTAACTGAAACTGTTGAAACATCTGGTAGTGCTACTGCATCTACATCAGTTGTTTCTGAAAGAGCAGCAGTTGCTGCAGCCAAGTCATTGTAAAGTGAGAATACAACGCTTGAACCTGGCATCGCCTGCTGAACTGGGCGCTTATCCGCTACTGCACGAATCATCGGCGTATCGCGGAGGGCAAATTCTACATAACGGTCATAAGCGGTCTTTACAAGACCTGCCATAGACGAGGTATCTGTATATGCCATGTGGGTTCACCTCCTGGTGATTGGTTAGTTGGTTGGGTTAATTACAAACCAAGGAGTGCATCTAGTTCATCGCGTGACTTTGCCTGCAAGACTCGCGACATGGAATCTGTGTCAAGGTTTGGAGCCTGACCAGTAGCGACCATGTTGTTAATTCTTGCTTGAGCAGTCACATCGTGAGACTGTTGTGTTGACTGATTTTCAGCCTGGGTTACTGCACCAAATACATCGCCATATTCGTTAATCCAGTTATTGATTGCTTCTTCCGAAGTATCAATATCTGCTGGTACGAACGCTGCAATCTTTGGGTTGAAACCCTTTGCTTGTAGCACATCCTTGACAGTACGCTGACGGGTCTGTGACTTAAGACCTAACAACTCCTGTTCTAGTTCCTTTGCACGCTTTTCAAGCGCACGGTTTACTTTGCGGAGTTGATTGATGCCACCGTCTTGGGTGGTTTCATCATCTTCGTCATCGTATTCATAGTTGGTAGCCATCTACCTATCTCCCTTTGTTAGTTGTATTCGCAATCCACAATGCAGTTAGGGGAAACTACATTGGCTATCACTACCAGTCTTTTACGCCCACCTAGGCTGGTCAATTAAGTGGGGATTCTTTTATATTTCTGTATCGCTTCTAAGCGATGTACTTGTTACTCCAGAACGACCACCGAAGCGAGTCATTGTTTCTCGCTCAGCACGCTTCTGAGATGCCATCTGGCTTTGAATGTTTTTGCCAACGATTCCTTGAATCGCCTCATTCTGTGAGTAGTTAGTTCCTTCAATACGAGCAAGGCGTGCTTGCTGGTCTGAAAGAACCTTGGCTTGAGCAAAGGCTGACCTGATTGTCTGGTAGTCCTGCTCACCAACACCACCGCGTAGTTCCTCTGCTTCAACTATTGAAACACCAGTACCAAACCCGACATCCATAGCAGCAGCACCAATCTCAGCAAGGCGTACTTGCTTCTTGATGATGTCCATACCAACGGTTGGATTGAGTAGATATGCAGTAAGTGCTGCGTTATCTACCTCTGGGTAATAAACCTTAAACTGTGAAATAACATCTGCGTTATCCTTAACGCGAGTAGCAGCAAGATTAACTCGCTCCTCAAACTCACGAGGGCTAACTAAGTTAGCAACATAAGTACCTAATTGCTTGCGAGAACCAAGTACCTTGGTATCAAGCCCATAAGCCTGTAGTGTCTGTAGGTAACCTCTCTCCATAGAGATATAGGTAGCCTCATTAACAGCCTGACCTGCATCACGCAGTGCTTGCATGCCAGGGAATCTATCCTTGTATGCTTGTTGCTTAGGTAGTTCTAATTTAATCTGTGCAACTGTGAAGTCTTGTCTAATCAAACCATCAATAGTATCAGCCAGGTCTGCTAAACCAAGTTCTGCAAGAGAAGCCTTGAAGTCTTGCTGTGCGGTGCGCTTGGCTGTATCTTCTTTAACACCATTAACATAGTTAACTCCACCAAGACTTCCAGTAAAGTTTGCTCCGTTAAGTTTGAACGGGTCGTTAGTAGTTCCAGAGCCTGTGTAGTTTGAACCACCAGTGTTAGCGTTGTCAGTCTTTATGACACCATTGACATATTGAACTCCGTTAAAAGTTCCAGTAAAATTTGCGCCATTAAGTTTTAGTGGGTCAGTAGCAGTGCCAGAACCTGTGTAGTTTGTTCCACCTGCATTGTTATTGCCAGCGTTGTTGTTACCACCAAAACCATTGCCAAAATACACTCTTGCCCAAGTTTGATTTCGTTCTTGCCAGACCCAACGATTGCCTGGTCCTGGGTCCTCTGTAGGTTTGTTGGCAAATGCTGCATCGCGTATTTCACGCTCAGCATTTTGCTTTTCATACAAGTTTCCAAGGGGTGTGCCCTTTTTGGCTCTAAGACCACTGCGCCAGTTAGTAACATATTCATCTTCTGTAGGAGCAGGTTCATTGGCAGCAGTAGGAATCTTTCCTGGACCAAACATGTTTGGGTCAGTCATGCTTGTGACTGTAGGTGTAACCACAGGTGCAGCAGGAGTTGGTGTAGGTGCAGGACCCATGCCAAGCAAGTTTCTTTCTTCCTGTGTAAGCGTTCCACCAGAAGTTAATTTACGAAGTGCTGATGATACATCTGCCATGATTACCCCATAAATCCAAACATCTTGGCAATATCAAGTGCTGTATTGCTGTATGTTTCTTTAGCGTTTCTTGTGTACTGCCACAACGGGTCGCTCTTAAGTTGCTTTGTAAAGTCTGCAAATGTACGAGCATTACCTGTAGTGTTATCAACAACCTTGCCCATCAAGTCGTTCCATGTAATAGCAGTTGAGTCAACCTCAAGAAGGTTAGCCATCTGCGTGCGATAACTGTTAGTTACTTCGTATAGGTTACGACCTGCTTGCAATGAAGCCAAGAATGGTTTGTTCTGTGGTGCATCGTAAGCCATGTCTTTTACTGTCTTAATCCAGTAGTTTGCATCGCGACCATCTAGTGGGTCAAGTAACGATGTGTTGATTGTTTTCTTCATAGTCTCATCAAGAGGTACACCATATAGGTATGCTTGCTGAGCAATGCGGTCATAAAATGAACCAAGGGTTCCGCCACCAGAAAAAATAATGCTGCTTTGTGTCGCAAGATACTGTTCTAGTTGGTCATCATCCCAGTTGTTCTCGATTGACTTAAGTGCAATGCCTTTAACAAAATCTGTGTTGTCAACTACTTTGCCAGTTGCAGGGTCAATCTGACGAACAGTAACACCCAAAGCCTCTAACTTGCCAAGCATTGAGTCCATTGTGTTAGCCACTTTTTCAGCAAAAGTTGATGCCTTGCGTGGGTCATGCGTATCTAAGAAAAATTTACGGATGCTTGGATAAGTTGCTTGCCACCATACGGTACCCTCAAGGGCATCCATAAAGGTATCTTCATCCCACTTCTCATCTTTAGCACGCTTAAGAAGAATATCAATCTGAGCCTTTTGTGTCTTATCTTCTAAAGATGCAAAAGTTGTACGAAGGTATGAAACCCACAAATCTTTTATATCTTGACCAGGAGTTTCCGTAGGTGTTGGGGTAGGAGTAGGTGTTGGTGTTGGCTTCGGCTTTGGCGTTGGCGTTGGCTTATCAAATGTATTTGGGTTTTTGTCAAGAGTATTTGGGATGCCATCGCCATCTGAATCTGCAGGCTTAGTATCCTTTTCAACTTTTGGAGGTGGAACTGTAGATGCAGCAGCATCGTCAGCAGCACGAATTTTGTCACGGGCTTTTTGTGCAGCCTTTGAATCGTTAAGCGCCTCAGCACGGGCTAAATCTTCCTCAGCCTTAGCCTTTGCTTTTTCAGCAGCAGCCTTCTTAACCTTGTTGCGTTCTGCTGTTAACTCAGCATTTGCATCATTAAGTGCTTTACGCAACTGCTCAAGGTTTTTTTGTGCAGTCTTAAACCTAGCACTACCAGGCTTTTCGGATTTAATAACTTGCTCATTTTGATAAATGGCAACACCAATTTTACGGATGCGCTCCTGTGGAGTCTCAGGTACTACGGCTCTTGGGTCTGCCATTATCCTTGTGCCTCTCTTACATCCTGTGCGATGCGGTTGTAGATAGCATCCATATACTTGTTCTCTTGACGGACAATAAACTCTCTGTCGTTTTGAACCATGTCAACGATTGCCTGTTGGCGACCAGTTGCACCAGTATCTGCACCTTGACCAAGGAACACACTGATTGCTTTAGACCTCTCAGCACCAACAGCATTGCGACCAAGGAGTTGCTGGTAAACAGACTGAACAGCAGCCTCAGCATCTTGTTTGGTGTAAACTGGACCCTTAGAAGAAACATCTCCACCTAGACCTGCAGCCTGGGCTTTTTCGATTAAGTCTGCTAAATTGATACCACTTGATGGCGTACCTGTACCCGCAGGAGTTCCTGACTTTGTATCAGGCTTTGTATCTTTAGCCACTTACACCACCACCGTATCATTGATAAAATAACGATTCATAAATTCTTCAAACTCTGGGCTTTCGGCAATAAGTTGTGTGCGTACTTGGTCAAGTACAAATACAATATCTGCATTACTCTTAGCCTCTAGCATGCGTGAGCCACCTGCTCGTTCACGCTGTTGTAGCAAGTTACCTAGTTGCTTACGAGCATCTAAGTACACAGCCATAGCCTTAACTACTGGACGATTGCCATTTTGTGCCATCCACTTTTTATCTGCCAAGGCTGTCTCAAGTACTTGCGCTCTGCGCTCATACTTGCCACGGTCTGGAGAAATATATTCTGAGTACCAGTCAAGGTTATCCTCAGCCATCTGACGAAGCCATAGTTTCTTACCAGCCATGATTGGCTTTAGGGCATCATCATTATCAGAAACAATTCCGTTCTGAATCTTGTAAGTGTTAATCTGACCCATCAATGAGTTGAACTGTGTCCAGCCACGCTTGATGTTTGCATCGCGTAGCAATTCTTCTGGGCTACGGTTCTGACGGTAAGTGTTCTTTGAACCAGGGTATGCACCTTGACGGTACTGCCATTGGTATGCAGCCTGGCTAAAAGTGTACTGCCCATCAAAGTCATTGGCAAGGAAGCCAATAAGTTCTGGGTTGTCGTTAGCCTCGGCATTAGCCATAAGGTTCTGGAACTTCTTAAGATTCTTAACAGTACTGATGTTAGCCTCAAGTCCACCTGGTGACTTAGATAGGCTGACAGTTGCTTCAAAGAAATCAGGGTACATCTCAAGGAACTTAGCCTCTGCTTCACCTGGACCATACTGAGTCATGAACTGACGGAATGTTTGCTGGTAGAAGTCAGTCTCTGGGCTAACTGCAACAGGCAATGAGATTGAACCCAATGCACGAAGCATAAAGAACTTGTTTGTCTTGTCCTTAATTTCATCCAGAGTTGGCTCGTCTGTGCGCTTACCGCTGTTAAAGTTGTAAGTCTCATAACGAAGCATCTGGTTGAATGTACGAACATACAGTTCATCCTGTGTCCACATAGTACGCAAACGGCGTAGCGCTGCAGGTGTGAACAAGTCAAGAGCGCTTTGTGGTTGACCAGCAGGGAACAGTGGTCGGAACGCATCCTCTAACTCTGGACGGTTGCGAACAATCAGATATGTTGGCAGTACTGCATAAGGACCAAATCCTGGGTTTCCAGGCTGACCCTGTGTAATCACATCAAGAGAAGAAAGCGGGATGCTTACAGTCTTAAATGAATTTTGTGCTACTTCTTGCCATGCCTTTGGAAGTGACTTGATAAAGCCTTGTGGTACTTGGATAACCAAGTTAGCCATGCCTTCTTCTGACAACTTCTTAGCATCTGTAATACGATTGCCATCTTGGTCAATAACTGTCTGACCATTAACAATCTGTGCAATAGTACGACCTGCAGTTGCAACCGCTGTTGGGTTCTCAGCAATAATGCCAGACCAACGCTTCATTGTATTTTCATAGGCTGCAAAGAATGGGAACATCAACTGCATTACCTGGCTAGATGATGCACGGCTACGGCGAACAATGGTGAACAATGTACGCTCAACTTCACGGCGTGCTTCTTCACGAGCGCCACGGATAGCACGGTCAATTTCCTCAGCAGTTAACTTGTCTGCTCCCTTTGCTGCAGCCATTGCCTCAAGGTTGCCCTTGATACGCTTGTTGTATGTTGCCTTCACCAATGGGTGACGAGCAAATACATCTTCTGGCAATGAGCCAAGGAAGCGCATAACACGGCGGTTAAAGGTATCAATCAGGCGTTCCTGGTCGCGATACTCTTTACTTGTTGTAACAAGCAAGCCGTTAATCTCTGGAAGGCTCTCTGGGTTGCTACCAAATCTATCGCGTAACCAGTTCTGAACTTCTCCGCCTGATATGACCTTGCCATCTTCTTCCTTGACTCGGCTAAGCACAAGTGCTGTTTCCTCATCTGGAATATAAACCTTAACTGCACCACGAGTGATGTTAATCTTCTCAAGCAAATCCTCATCTAGTTCGCCACCCTTAAGGGCAGTAAATCCAAATGACTGGCGTGGTGTTGTGTAAGTATCGTTAGCGTATTTACGACCTTCAAAGTTACGAGTCATCCAACCAAGGATGTCCTCATCTGTATCACCATCAAGAATCTTGCGGACAACAGGGTCCATGATTCCTGTCTCAGGGTCACGAAAGTGCATGTTCAAAACATTTGCCCATGCTTCAAAATAGCGTGGGTCTGACGGCTTAACAGGGGCTACTGTACGAGCGCCAATGCCTGTTGTAAATGCCATCTCCTGAGTTGCAACCATTGCGTTCCATGTGTCCTCGGCTGAGGTACGACCCATGAACCATGATGCATCTTGGAATACTTCTGGAACATTGTATTTGTAACCGCCAGCCTCAATGTCCATGTAGCCATAACCTGTGCGCTGCTTAATTGAAGCAGATTCAGCACGAGTAATAGCAGCGCCAAGGCGCTCTGACATATCATCAAGGTGTGCATGTGAAAGAGTAAATAGTCGAGCAAGGTTTTCTGCAGCATCTTCTACGCCATTGTTAATAGCAGCGTTTACATTGTCCTTGTTGTAGTAAGGAGAAACAGAGTTGTTAGGACGGCGTGCTGCTTTCTTTGCTGCTTGCTTTGCTTGACGGCGTTCTTTAGAAGTAACCATTCTTGGCTCAAGACCAAGTTCTGGTAAATCTTCTGCTGCTTGAATCTGAGCGCGTTGTTCCATCTCTGTAACTGTGCGAGTGACTTCGCGCTTGCGACCTGCTGCATCAACAGACTCTGGCAATACTATGTATGAAACTCCGCCAGCACGCTTGTCATCAAGTACTACGGCGTTGCCGTAACCATTCTCACGAAGGTACTTATAGACAGGTGAGTTCTGGTCTTGCCAGCCCTTTGACTTGTTCCATGCATTAAATTCAGAAGCCTTGTTGTTAAACAAAGCGCGTACATCCATTGGCAGTTCGCTCCAACGGGTCATAAACAATGATGGTCCATAAACACGAATTGGTTGAACATTACCCTGAGATGGGTTTACACGGAATACAGGGCGGTTAGTCCATTTCTTAAATAAAACTATCTCTGCCTCGTCTGTGTCTGCTGCAAGAACAAGTGTTTCATAGTCAATGCTTTTAACTTTTTTCCATTTACCAGTAGAGTTTTTATACTCAACAATTTTGCCAGAGTTAACAGCATCAATCATATCTGACTGTAATCTAAGGGTTGCCTCATTAAGGACATCTTGGCGCTTTGGTGATGGAGTAGGTGCTTCTTCTACAATCGCTCGCAACTTAATAAACCGTGCAGTTGCTGGAAAATCTTCAGTTGCTGGTTGCACTGGAGATGCTTCAATAACCTCAAATCTTGTTCCTGATGGAAGCAATACTTCTTGTTCATCAGCATAAGAATTATCAGCCTTAAAACCAGCGTAAGTAGAATTTACATCCAAACCTCTAGTGCCTTTTGGAAGTTCAATCATTACAATCACATCTTTTGGACTGCCTTGACTATCTACTTTTCCAGCAAATTTTTCAGCACCGCGTAATTTTTTAGATGTAGATACAAATCCTTTTTCTACAATTACATCGCCAACATTTGCATTTAGTACATCTGGATTTGATGTTCCACGATATACAACTGTTCTTTCTGTAATTACGCTTCGTTGAATACCACGCTTTAATTCAGCAACAGGAAAATCACTTGCAAATGATTTAGCCATAGCGCCAGTTGGAAGTCCTCGTAAAACATTTTGAATACTTGTTCTTCCAGTTAAATCTTCGCTAACATATCTTTTTAAAGCATCAAACTCTGTTTGTGGCATTTTTTCGATAACACCAGGAGTAGCAATTTCTGCACCAGGTGCAAGTTCTGGCTTCTGACCAAGACGACCAGGGCGACCTGATGGTGTTGGAATATACTGTTCAACAGAAGCAATTATTCCACCCTGTGCATAACGGCGAGCAATAGCAGGTGATGCTGACATCGCGATAGAGCGAGATTCGTCAAGTTTAAATGCACCAGTTGCTGAGCCGTGATAGAGAGTGATTGACTCTAAATCTGCAAGTACACCCTTGAGTGTACGAACTTCATCTTCAACAGTAAGTGGACCAACACCTGGAGTAAAGCGCTGTTTAAATGCATCACGCTCTAGTTCACCAATGCGTGTTGAGATAGCCTTAGCAAGTTGCTTACGGCTCATGTCAACTGCACGCAGTTTGTCAACCTCTGACATAAATGCGTATTGTAAAGTTGGCACATCATCCATGCGACCAGCATTAATGTTTACCTGGTCAATTAAACGAGTAAAGCCAACCTGACGGTTTTTAAAGAATCGTCCAACTGCATCTTTACCACCTGCTGCAACCATCGCTGGCATAGCAAATCCCTTAGCCAACATAGATAGTTGTGCTTCGGTAATGTTACGAACGGTGTAACCAAGGCGCATAAGAACAGAAGTCTTAAAGATGTCGTTGATGGTACCAAGGGCTGCAAGTCCCTTTTCTGTACGCATAGTTAAATCTTGAACATCAATGCCATCGAGTAATCCTGGAAGAATACTTTCATGTGACTTGATAGCGCGGGCTAACTTACGCATGTCTGCGATAATTACAAAGTTTGCAGACTCGCGCTGTAACACTGGCGATACTGCATTGATAACTTGACCATTCTCAAGGTATGAGACGAATCCTTGGTCGCGGTGTGCCTTGATACGAGAAGCACGGCGGTAATCAAAGATTGCATAAAGGCTATCAACAGTTGCCTGGTCGTAGTTAGGAAAAAGAACAGAAAGCGCTTCTTTCTCAGCACGCTGGATAACTCCATTGCGCTCGCCTGCAGAGGCTGCACCTAAATACTGGTCAGCATAATATGCTGCTCGTGCGCCGAATCCGCCCTTAGATAGGTTGTTAACCTCACCCAAGAAAGCATTAAACTCTGTGTATGAATCACCATCGTTAACATTAAAGATACCGCTTGGCATCTCATCTTTAAAGTAGTTAACTACCTTGATGATTGGGTGCAGACTTGTCTTTTGTATTAAGACAGATTCAGGTTCTGCAAATGTACGAGCAGCCTTAGCCTTAGACTTCTGAGCAAGTTTGCCCTCCCAAGGTCCACGGCTGAAACCATACTTAAACTGTCCACCAGTTTGTACTGTCTCAAGTGCTACGCGGAATCGGTCATCTTCGGTACTAGCCTTTGAAATATAACCTTGTAAAACTTCATTGTACTTAGGCGAAGTAATCATGTCGCCATCTGACTTACCCTCAAGAAGCATGCGATGTGGATGAGGAACATCGTTTAACGCATCAATGACTAAGCCAGCCTCAGAATCTACATCTACAATTTTTGAGATTGCATCTGTGTCTTTAAACATAACTGCGCGGAAAGTATCTACTACCTCTTGGTCAGTTGTTGCGCGACCAAACAGATACGCCATAGCATCTGGATTAGTAACTTTCTTTTTGCGCCAGTACTCGTATTGTTCTCTAGCATTTGAGTTAGCCAAGAATTTAATATCTGCTACTGCTTCACCTTCGCCATCGAGTGCTTTAACTAGCAATCCATCAAGGCGGTCCTCTGTCATTGCAAACTTACCAAATACTGCACGAGCAGTCTTGCCAGAGATTGTATCTAGCATCGGAGCCTTAGCAGCAATGACTGCACCCTTGCCAATAAAACCTGTAAAGGTTAATGGGTCAATAAGTGTTGATGCAGTAATGTCTTGAATACCTGAAAGAAACTTTCCTGTGTACTGGTTCTGGAACGCAGCCTCACGGTCCATTGGGTCAAACAGGTCAAAGCCAGCAGATAAAAACTTTAGGTTGTTATCTGTCCAGTCCTGTAGCCATCCTGATTTATCACCAGAATTTTTACCAGGAGAGAGAACGGAAAGAGTCGCCTGACCAAGACTGATGTTTTCTTTTTCGCGTTCAACGCGGGCGGTGTAGTCGGAGTATGACTCGTTCTCGTTCTTAAACTTGTTGTACATGAAAGGTTGGTCAAGGATTGTTTCAACACCTTCACGGCGTACCTTGCCACCTAATTCGTATGATGCTTCACCTACTGCAAGTAAACCGCCAACGGCAGCGCGAACAGGGGTGGTTGTAACCTTGATTGTATTCTTAGCAAGGTTAATGCCATCTACATACCACGGGTCATCATTAGAACCCGCAGTTGCTAAATCTTTAAACAGTCCAGGCAATCCAGTAAAGTCAACTGCTGACTTTGCCATCTTGCCTAAATTTTCAATCCAACTCACTACTGAGCCTGACCCTCTAATTGACTACGAATGTATCGGTACCAGTTACGAGTTGCGTTAGATGCATTTGGTGATTCAGCAACCTTTGCATAGAAAGGCATATTAGCAGCGAGCGCAGCAATATCTTCATTGTTTTGCGCTGCAAGCATGCTTGGTGCTGCCATGATTTCTTCACCTGCGTTAGGTCCCATGGCTGCGCCTGTATCTACTCCTTCTTCTGGGTAGAGTGTTCGAGCATCGAGAGGAACAATATCGCCAGTTGGAATCTTAGGTGCAACAGGATTGCCTCTATTTGGCAACTGTACGCCAGACTTTGACATTGGGGCTTGAGTTTGAAGTTCATAAAAATCTCCTGCGTTGTCAATACCTGCAGCGTACTGTGCTGCTTGTCCGCTTGAACCGTCTCCACCTGTAGCGGATACTTTAAAATTCTTATTTGCTTCTACTGCCATGATTACCCCAATGCTAAATTAGCGTTTGAAAAATTGGTGAGCCTTTTAATGTCAAATGCTCAGGACTGTTTGATTTGTTAATCGCGGTTATCAACCCATTAACTCTGCGTTTTCGGCAGCCGACTATTTAATTAGTTGTTTCTTGAACCGCGTGTGCCAGATGGCTGTGCAGTCTGATAGACCTTTCCTCCCTTAGAGGATGCCTTCTTCGCTGTCATTGGCTTCTGCATATTAGGCTTTCCTGCTGAACCCTGGTTAGCAGGCTTCTTGCTGTAGCCCTTCTTAAGTGCTGATGCTTTTTTCATTTATTCACCTCCTTACACTGGTACTCGTCTGATGAGGGATGCCTGCAAATTAGGTTCGCCTCGTGCTGTTAAACTTGCTAGTAAGGATTGAACATCTGGTCTGCCACCTGGAGCAATCTGTCCTGGTGCCACACCTGTCATACGACCTGTTGGGCTTAGTCCTTCTGGAAGTTGCCCCTCACCTGGAGGGACCGCGCCTGCTTGCCCAAGTATCTCAGGACTTACACCATCAGGGGTCATCGCACCAGGTGGGGGATTCTGTGGTTTAAACGCATCAGAAACCGCAACCTCGATAGAGGTTCCCTTCTGGCGTGCATTGATAACGGATGAAAGTTTGTAAAGAATGTCAGATGGGTCTTGACCTTGAGATGCAAGTGCAGGAATAGCCTGAGCATAAGAAGCAATAGCCTGCTTCATAGCATCGCGTAGTTCTTCTGTGTCAACCTTTTCTTCTTCTTGTGTTGCATTGAAGGAAAATGGCATTTGACGGCGAAGGAAGTCGCGTGAAATCAACTTGTCACCGCGTGCCTGTAGTCCAAAGACCAAGGCGCGGTTAGGGTCAAGTCCTGCCATTAAGCCATACTGGACATCAACAGTGTAATCACCATCAATATCGCGCATTGGCTTGTACTTAATGTTGTAAGGAGTACCGTTGCGTGTACCGCGTAGGTTCTTCTCTACATTACCAAAAATCTTTTCATCAACTTTGAGTGCAAGGCTGATAAGTTCTACGAAAGCACGAGCAAACATTGCATGTGCTGTCTTAATCTGTGTGTCAAAGCCACCCATAAGTGCCTGAACACCACGACCCGTGATGATTGAAGCATCAATGTTACCTGTACGAGACTCTGGATAGCGTGAGCCTAGGCGTAATTCACCTTCAAGTACCTGTTGCTGTGCAAAAGTTCCGCCAGGAATCTCAATAGATACACGGCGTACATCTTGTGGGCGCTCAGTTTGGATAACTGCATCTGGACCAAGTGCTAAATCGCTAACATCGCGTGGCACAACGATAGGTGCCTGTACTGCCTTAGTCGCAGCCTCAAGAGAAAGCAACGCATAGCGTGCTTTTGCTACTTGAATTGCTAGAACATCATCAAACTGTCCGCGTGATTGTGAGTCAAGTGATGGTCGCTGTACAACACGAACCATAACCTCACCTAATGCGTTCTTTGAACGGTCAATAACAAGGTTGTTGCGTGATGGGATGAACAAAACATCCTGGTCTTTGTCATGATAACGAACAATCTCAAGTACAGAGGTTGTTGTGTTCTCATCTTTGTCAAAAATAATGTGGGCATACTCTGGATATGCAGCCATTAACTCTGATACTGGCTTCTCAATGCGTTGGTAGAAGTACTGAACTCGACCAAAGCGGTCAATCATTGGGTATGAACCGTATGAATCTAAGAAACGGATGCGTGGCATCTGTGCTTCTAGGTCATACTCTACCTGTGCAGGTACGAATCCGTAGGTTACATAGCGGTCTGCCGCTGTAAACATCTGAGTTTGAATATCGGAGAAGTCAACAATGCCGTTGACAATCTCCTCGCGCTTATCAGCCTTCTTGCGTTCCTTCTCAGAAACCATAGTAGGTGAGTTGCAGTTAAACGCAGGCATAGGAGCAATGACTTCTGATAAGTCACGCGCTGAAATGTCCACCATGTTTGCCACGATTGGGTTCTCGAAAGGACCATCTGGGAATAAGTCAGGGTACACATCGCGCATGCGACCTTTACGAACTAGGAGGACATCTTCCATGCGACTATCGCGGTCAGCAAATGCTTGTTTGATAATGAGGAAGTTATTCTTAATTTCATCTACAGTTAGAATCGCACCCACCTCCAGTTCTATGAATAGTTGTAGTCATTTAAATTAACGGTTATTTGTCTTGATTCGTCATACTTTGTATGAAACATATTCATACGATTGTGTGACTTGAAAAAATTTGTAGCACTTGCTAGACGGTCACGCACACCAAGTTCAGCAAACCAGAAAGCCATGACGGTATCTGTCTTTTGTGACTTAGGTGCATCTGGATACCAGGTGACCAGTTGTTCGATGAGTGTCTTAAGACCTTCTGATGCATGCGTAGATGGAAACTCAATCAGAGCCTTGCCATCTTCCCATCCGTAAAAGAGGGTCGTCAGGGATGCAACTCCGAAGTTGGTGTCCCATTTATTTTGACCCGTATGATGTTCGCGTAAAATTGCACCCCGTGACGACAGGTATTCCCGTACCTCACGGTCCTGAGTCAACATCGTTTGGAAAGCATTTTTCTCAACACGCCACTCAGAAATTTTATATTTGTCCGTCCAACCCTTAATGAGTTCACGAATCTCATCTGGCTTCATTGCAGCCTTGTTAGATACATCCAGAAGATAACGCTTCTGTGTAGATACATCTATAGCAAGACAGACGGCAGCGGTATAACCAGAGCCTGCTGGGTCTAGTCCTGCTACAACAATCAATCCATCCATACCGTTGTAACGCACACCGTTCTTACCCCTTGGAATAATTCCAAAGTTACGAGCGCCATTGATAACACCCTTAACGGCTGTGGTAGGAAATGCTGCATCTTCATGGACTTGCTGTTGCTGATAAACCATTGCCCAAAGATTTGGGGAGATGCGACTGCGTTTCTTGTTTAAGGAAGGTCCAGTCCATTTGTCATACAGCCCGTTCTCGTCAGGTTCTCCGTTACCAGATACGGGTGGTATGTTGGTTTTAGCCCAGAGGGTTACCCATTTCTCAGGGTCCTCGTCAAATTCTAAAACTGCAGGTTGTGCAAAGTATGTCCATGGGGAAGTCTCATCTGGGTAGCGTGCTTCATCACGCAGTTCAGAGTACAAGTCCTTGGGACGAAGGCGGGTACCAATAACCAGTAGGCGACCACCATCGTTGTCAATACGGGACATAACTTCCGACTGAATCCAGTCAATCTGTCGCTCGTATTCATGGGCGTTGGTATGGTCAACACAGTCGTCCATGATGATTAAGTCAGCACGAGCGCCGTAGATATGACCACGGATACCGATAGCCTGGACCGTAGGGTCCTTTTCGCCAGAGTCGCGAGACTCAGAGGATAGATAAATTAAATCCTGTTTCCATGAATCAGACCCTTTTTGAAAACCGCCTGGAGGTCCAAAGGTTAATTGGAGGTCCTGGTACTTAGGATGTGTCAGTCTGTTTTTGATGGATAACAGGAATTTTTGTGCCATAGCCTGTGTCTTAGACACAACCATGATTCTGATATTAGGGTTCTGGCAAATCCGATAGACAGCATAGTTGACCGTAATGGTCGTGGACTTTGCGTGTTCTGGTGGGGTATTGATAATAATTAAATCAGGGGACCCAGGTTCATGGGTAATGGAAGGATGGACATCCGAAGGTTCTCTACCCTCCAATAAATCAATCCAATGCTCCTGATGCTTGAACACCTGAGTGCCTAAAAATTTTTCTGAGAATTCAGGGAAGGGTGGTACTTCCCCTCTAGCCCCGTTGATTTCGCCACGGGCGGTCATACTACGGACTTTATCTACCTGGGTTGAGAACTCCTGGTCAACCTTACGGTAGTATTCATAGGTCTTAACACTTCGTCCTACGGCATCCATCGCCCGTTGGACAGAGTACCCCTCCATTAGAAATTCGATAATTTGCCTTTTGATGGCATCGCTCTTATGGCTTGCTGCTGTAACTCTTTTTCTGTCCATAGGCATACCGAAACGCAAATATGGAAGTTTCGGGCTTATCTCCTAACCGAAGGCGTAGTCTAAACGAAGCCGAAGGTTAGGGCTTCTTTTAGGGTGCGACCCCAAGGGTCGCTGCTAGTGTGTAGAGAGGCTCCGATAATTTCGCCTCTCACTATACTATAGGTGTCCAAAAGGTCCTTAGCGGACACTTTTGTCCAAAGTATTTTTAATATATTTTTGCCTGCGGCAAAAGTGCTGGTCAGAGGCTTATGTGACCCCAGAACTATCAAAGTTATGTGGGTAGATACACATACACATACACAGCACGGATTTAACAATCCTGGGGTGAAGCATGCACGCTCACTCACTTACTTGCAAGGCTAGGCAGACAGGGCTTAGCGGTGATGCATTGCAATGCGAACAGGGCTAGGACAGGCGAGGGCTTTCACTCTGCTAATCGCTCCCCCTTATCCCCCGCGCTCCCCCCGCATGCTTGCCCGCTTGCTTGCTCACGCTCACGCTTGCCGTCTCACTATGTGAGATGACCAGTCATTCCCCTCACGCTCAGAAAGTGTGACCAGTCACACACCCCTCAAATGTTGAGGGCATGGCGGGCGATGGTGTAGAAATCTCCTATGAGTTCAAATCGGGCTCAAGACATGACAGGAGATAAGACCATGACAGCAACAACAGCAATTAAGACAGGCAAGGCAAGCAAGGCGGAGGCACTCTCAACAATTACCCGCGCACTAGAACAGGCTCACGAAATCATCAAGGAGGAGACAGGGGCACCCCGCGCCACTCTGCTAGTGACCCGCGACCTCAAGGGCAGAAAGGGACATTTCACCCCGTTCACACCATGGACAACGGGAGAAGAATCTTTCTCAGAAATCGCGTTCAATCTTGAGCATTTCACGACACCAGAAGAACTATTGAGCACCTTGTTGCATGAGGTGGCGCACTCAATGAATCACATGAACGGCATCGAAGATTGCTCAAGCAACCAGTATCACAATGCCAAATTTAAGACACAAGCCGAGGCGTTAGGTCTTAAGACCATCGAAATCAAGGGCAAGGGACACGCTGCAACCGAGTTAACCGAGTTAGGCGCTAAGCGCTGGAAGAAAGCCCTAACCATTCTAACGAACGCGTTCGACCTAACCGCCCTAGGCGGAGAACAGGCGAAGAAGAAAGGCAGAAACACCAACCTAATCAAGGCAATGTGCGAATGTGAGAATGTAATCCGACTTTCTCGCGGTGTCCTTGAGTCAGGCGTGACATGCAACCAATGCGAGGAGGTGTTCAAGGAGGCGTAAGCCTCCCGCCCCCTGCCCGATAAGTCGGCGCGAGTTCATGACTCACAGGGGGCACGAGTGTGAGCAACATCACACCGCGAAAGCGTGACACGCGATGCGGTAGATGATTCACTTACACCAAGCAAGACCACAGCGGGAAAAGTTCCCCTTGTGTATTAAGACAGGAGAAAAAAGAATGGCAACAAGAAGCACGATAGGTATTAAGTCAGAAGATGGCACAGTCACAGCGATTTACTGCCATTGGGACGGATACCCTGCGGGGGTAGGTCTAGGCTTGATTGACAACTACAACAGCAAGGCACAGGCAGAGGCACTAATCGCCCTAGGTGGATTCTCCTCACTCATGGAGACACTAGAGCAAACCAAAGGCGGTGTGTACATGGATGCACACTATAAACCACAAGAACCAGCCCGCACCTTTACAGGTGTTCAAGATTGGCTGGACAATTTCAACCAAGGCGAGGAATACGCCTACCTTTACGAGGAGGGCAAAGGCTGGGTCTATTTCTCAGATGAAGCGTTTGACGAATACATGGCGATTAACTTAAAGCGTGAAGAAAGTGTGGCTTAAGACATGAAAATTACTTACGAAATCTATAGCAAGCGCGGGAATTTCTCAGGCTTGAACACCACCAACAGCATGCAAAAGATGGCAGAAATCAAAGCCTTTCTTGAGGGTAATGGTCAAGCCTGTACCATCGTAAAAATTACAGAGGAGGCATGACTTAAGACAGAATAAAAACATGTGATGAGAATCACAGCCCCAAATCTTGAAGAAAGCGCGGTTGTCATGCAACCATTGGGGCACAAGGTAAGGCGGGGAAAGGCTCCCCTTACTGGCACCACTAAGAACAGGAGAAAGAACAAATGAAGCGAGCCGAACTAATCATCGGAAAGAGTTACTACATGCACGAGTCTGCCAACTGGCGAGACAAAGTTTATGCAGATAATTCCTATGCAAAGACCGCCGACATACACAAACGGCGCAAGGTTGTAATCATAGAAACACAACTTAAGACAGAACACGAAAAGAAATACCGCAATCGTGATGTCTTAATACAGAACAGCAACGGCGACCAAAAATGGGTAGCCCTCAATCACATCCGCATTGAGTGGATTGAAGCGGTCAGGCTGATAACAAAAGACTGGCGCAACGCACGAGGCTATGACGACCGAGCCAGAAAATACGCCCGCCACCTAGAACGCAAGTTTCTCCGCGAGCAATACACCCCTGCACTCAAGAACATGCTTGAAGAAATTCAACGAGTCACAGGCGAGAGAGTATCTTCATGGGACAAGATGGAAAGTCTAGACATCAAGACAATCCAGATTCTAACTCAAGCAATCTCAGGTATTAAGACAGAACTAACAGCGGTGGCATCATGACCGAACAGTATCTCGCACAAGACTGTGTTGATTGCGGTCGTGAGTTTAATTACTTAAGACATAAGTTCGACACATGTATCTATTGCCAAGAGGAACCAAAGCGAGTGTTTTGCGGAGACTGCCTAGTGCCACTAACAGATTGCAACCATGCGAAGGAGTACAGCAAATGAAACTAACACGCCGAGGTAAGCAAGTCAGAGCAATGTTTATTTATGTCTTAATACTCAGCGCGTTCTATGCATGGACAGTTTCACTAGGTGTCTGGGAAATTCCTGAGTCATGCCTAGTCGAGCAAGTCGGGTGTCCTGCTGGTCATCCTCTGCCTTAAGACACAGTGTGACCAACATCACATCGAAAACTATTGACACCGCATAGGTGACGAGAGTTAAATACAACTACCAACCAGACAGGAGAACAACATGGAACTAACAGCACAAGAGATTGAGTGGGTACTTTACTCAATCAACAAAACAATCAACGACAACGGCGGGATGTGGGACAACACACTCACCGACAGCATCAAACTAAAACTCAATAACGAATTACTACTTAAGACAGGAGATAACTAACATGGCACTACCAGAACACACACTAGAAGCATTAACCAACGGCGCTAACAACATGTCTTTCAATGAGAACGGAGAGATGACCAGCGCAAGCGGGTCAGGCGTGGACTTGTATGTCCTTTTGTCTCTTGTCTCATGGATTAAGTTAGAACTTAAGACAGGTATGAAGATGACCCGTCATGGAAGCACGCTTAAGAAGGCTAACGAAATGCTGGGTACAAACTACAAGCGCAAGCAACAGGCACTTGACCACCTTGAGGCACTGCTCTCAGTACTTAAGACAGAGGAGAAATCTAATGGCTAATGTATGGAAGTCATCAGTTACAAAAGGCATGACCAAACACTTGACCGAGCAAGAACTATCAGACTTGATTGCCAAACTTGACGATGTTGTCATGATGGTCTGCGAATCCTACGAGATTGGGGCTTAAGACATGAGAGAGTACACAACTTATTGGTATGTATGCACATCATGCGATACCTCAATAGAAGTAACGACAAGACGAACAGTTAATCGTGCGCCTCAATGCACATGCAAGCACAGTCATGTAGTCCTGTGCCAAACAACCCCTCCGACTAAAGAAAGTGTGGCTTAAGACATGAAAGATAAATGGTTACTTACGATTGAGGTAGATACCTATGACGGCGACCCACGCATGTGGGACTGGAACCACCCTGAGTTTAAGTTCGATGACTCAACAGTTAAAGTTCTTACATCAGAGTTTAAGGGACGGGTGCTACCTGATGAGCAATAAAGAAATGATTCGCCTGATTCACAATAAAGAAGTTAAGGCATTGTGCAACACAATAAAGAGAGCAAGGTCACAGCGAAATGCCACGACTAATAACGAGGACTTCGACTACTGGCATGGCATAATGGAACATCACCTAGAAATACTGGGTGTATTACTTAAGACAGGAGAAAAGAAATGAACCACACAATCACAACTGGTGCCATGACTAAAGGTGTTACAGCCTACGACAAGGACTTCGACCTCACCATTGATGGCGTAGAGATGCGAGTTATCCTGCATTGGGACGACAACGATGGCTTTGAATTAACATGGCTGGACAAGGAAGGTAGATTCATTACATCACCTGACTGGCTTGATGAGGTAGAAGATTTCTGTCTTAAGTTAGATGGCACAGAACCACATAGCAAGGTGTCGCTATGATAATCATGGAGTGCAGAAGTTGTGGTACCACAGTAGAGAATCCAAAGACTATGAACTACATGACTGAACGATGCACGCCTTGTGAATTAAGACACAGGGAACTAGCCAACCGCGCTATTGATACATACCTTGACAGCATACGAGAGCAGGAGTTAAACAAATGAAAAGCATCCACCCTCATGCACGAATCTGGATTGCTACTGCCGTAGGTCTAGCCGTAGCGCTGGTAGTTACACAGCCAACAGTCTCAATACATCAGCCAGAAGGTAGAGTGATTGCTTACTACGAGAACGACTACCAACGCTATGCCATTGACCAACTAACTAAGCAGGACAAACTTGAACAGTGGTCTTGCTTGTATGAACTCTGGACACGCGAGTCAAACTGGCGACCAAAAGCCAAGAACAAAAAGTCTAGTGCCATGGGTATTCCACAGTTACTGGACAGTACATGGGAGAACATCGGTCTTAAGCCAACCTGGAATGGCAGGAAGCAGATTGATGCTGGGCTTGTCTATCTGGAACACAGATACGGCAAGTCAGGCAACAACATCTGCCGAGCATACGCTCATCACCTTGCCAAGGGTTGGTATTAAGACATGAAAAATAACAGACCAGAGTTTCATCAAGTGCTTGACGAGATTGCTAGTAAGAATAGATACAACAAAGGGCTAACGGTTTTCGTACTTAAGTACAACCCATCTCTATGGGACAAGGCTGTCTGCCGAGGCATTGACACTGAGGTTTTCTACCCAGCCCAAGAGTTATTTACTCGTAACGAGGAGCGTATGTTTGAACGCATGTGCAACGAGTGTCCAGTCATGATGGCTTGTTTAGAGTGGGGTTTAGCCCATGAAAGGTACGGAGTTTGGGGTGGCACTACACCACCAATGCGACACAAAATTCGTAAGCGTATAGGCTGGGGTTTGACAGACCCACAGCATAAGTAATAGACTTATCTAGCACACAAGCGAGAGTTTGTGTGCATAGAAAAGCCCAGCGATTCTCTCCTGTCTCGCTGGGTTTCTCTATGTATTAAGCCAGATTAAGTTCCTTAGCAAGCATGAACACCTCATCACTCAAGTCATCAAGAGTTCCATCGTTATAGATAACATGATTAAACATGTAGTTATCCATTGCATGCTCTGATGGATGTCCATTGACAGCGCTATGATTGTGGCGATTGATGCGCCAGACAGTACCACCAAGATTCTTGATTGCTTGTGCCTCATTAGGAAAGCGCACATCAGAGACAACAACTTTATCTTCTGACTTAATACCTGACAATGCAATGTTAATCCAGAAGTCATCGCCAAACATCTTGCGCCCAACATCTGTACCTAGTGTCTGCAACAGACGGCGTACCTCTGGGTCACGCTTGGTTACATCCCAGCCATAGTCCTCAACACGATGGGCTATGTGTGTGATGCTATCCAACTTAGGATTCAATCTCAGCAAAGCCTCACGCATAGGGTCAGCGAAAGCAATACGGCGGTATCCGTAATTAAGACACAACAATTCTGCCGTGCTGTCCTTGCCTGATTGTGCGTATCCACTTAGTCCAATAATCATGAGTCACCCATCGCTAACTTAATCAACACGATTACAAGTACAAACTCAATCAATACTATAATCTGTATTAGTTTCTTCTTAGTCATTGTTCCTTACTTCCTCTCGTGCTTCTGCATTACTGCGCTTGCGCCTGTTCCATACTGGTTGCTCTCCACCAAGTCTGTCTTGCAACTTAGTCAATGCACGCTTGACTCTCTTACGCATTGCTTCTTCTGTTGTGCCGTAAGCCTCAGCCATTGCACCTAACTCCATACCACCTGCGTGATAGCGCATCTTAAGTAAGTCTCTATCTGCTTCTGATAGTTTCTCTAGCCCAGCCATAACATCTGATAGCAACGCCATGCGATTGCCACCCTCACTTGGCTTGGTCGAACGAGAAACAAACTCATTGCTTAAGTCAGGAGTATCTGACCATCCCTCGTGTGTCCACACATCACGCAATAGTTCATGCAATACCTCGTGTGAATAGTAGAAAGTATCTGACATAGGCGAACGCGATGTTCTCTGTCTCTCTTTAGCCACATACTTCTGTGCCTCGTTGAAGAAAGTCTTACGCAACTTGTACTTAAGACTCTCCTCCTGTTGCCACTGCTCTATCTTGTGCCAATGTTCCAGCGCCCACAAAGATAGGTGTTGGTACATGTCATCAGTAGTTACTAGCCCACGATGGATGCGACCTGAACGAGAGGCTATCTGTCTTGCGACAGAATAAATCACATCCCATACCTCGTCTTGTTTATCCATCTACTGTTTCCGCCTTCTCATTCTTTAACTTCCGCATTGCCATGAGTAAATCATCTACTGTTATGAGGTATCCCTTGCTCTTATTCGGGGGTATCTCACATGTAATCTCACGCCCAAACTCTTTAATGGCATACAACACATGGCTTGTAGGTACCATGAGTACACCTTGTTCCAATACAAATGCCCAGTAAGAAGCCTCAGTCACCATAATTCCTGATGGCTCCCATGATTTAGACTTCATGTACCAGCACTCAACTTCAATGTAAAGATTGTTAGTAACCCACCACTTGCGGTCACGCTTTACCTCTACAGTCTTGCCTTCGGTAAGGAGTTCTTCTACTAACTTCTCACCCTTTCTGCCGTACCCAAAATCTAAATCAAAACTGGAGTTTTTAACCATGTCTTAAGACCCAACGCGTTTGCGTAAGCCTTCTGCCCCTTCTTGTAGGTACACATCATTGACATCACAGTTGTCTGGCATGAACACAGGGAACACATTGTCTAACTCTCGTGTTATGTTCTTCGCCATCTCTCTGCCTGCGTTGTCACCGTCACAGAACAACATAATCTTTTCCCAGTCAGCCAATACCCGTGAGTAGAATGGCTTCCAGTTATTAGCACCTGGCAACCCGACTGCTGCGAACCCTACTTGTGTCGCGATAATTGTATCAATCTCTCCCTCACAAATTACGAGAACATCAGCATCACTTTCTAATGCCATGACATTGAAGATGTGTGTGGTTGCACCAGGACGAGAGAGATACTTCGGTCCAGTATCATTGCCTATACTGCGAAAGCGTATGTCAATAACACCCGATGGTGTGATGTATGGGATAGCCAACTTGCCAAGGTAAGGTTCATGTCCTGTCTCAGGATTCGCCACGAAGCCGAGGCGGAACATACGCGCCGTTGCTTCTGTTATACCGCGACTCTCCAGATACGGAAGAACCTCTGCTAGGTTTTGCTCGTAGTTCTCCGTTGCTTTCGCCAGTAATTCTCTCTGCGATTTTGACAGCCTCGCCATACTTGACTCCTTCTTTCTTCATAATCAATGAGTACACATCTCCAGCCATGTCACAGGCGAAACATCTAAAGCCACCCTTGTCAATGTTGAGTCGGGCTGACTTAACTTTGTCATTGTGAAAGGCACAGCGGACTGTTACCCATCCAGTTCTGACAGGTATAGTAAATCCGTAATGCTCTAAGACTTTAACGATGTCATGCTTAGAGTTTTGGGAGGACATTGCTGAGCCTTTGAACAACATAAGCATCACCTGTTCCCTTGTTGCTTGCCTTGATAATTACCAATGGTGATGGTGCCAATAGCAATCTCTTTGATAGGCGGTAGTTCTCTGCTTCAATGTCTGCCTCACGCAACCAACCCGATAGGTCAATGCGACCATCACGCCGTGGTGCCTTGGCTTCAATGACATAAGAATCATTTACTGTCTTAAGAAAGACATCTCCAATGTCGTTACGCCCAGCACGAGGCAGGCGTTGTGCTTCGTAATCTAACTCAACAAAGAAATCTGCTAGGTCTATCTCCCAGCCTGCACCTCTACGCTTGTTGGCTATTTGCTGATTGCTCACGCTCTCTCCTCTCTGCTATTTCTACTGATGCCCAATACAAGTTGTAGTACCCATCATCTAAAGCAAAGCGCTTCATGTGCTTGACTAAGGCTGATGTATTTGCATACACTTGTATGCCTGCTGCTTTAACTTTGCGGAAGAAGGCGATGTCCTCACCAATGAACTGCTCACCACTTTCATTGTTCTCAGCAAACACAAAGTCTGTCTCACCAAACTTCTCATGCAATGCCTTGATAACAGACTTATGCATTAAGACCAAACCTAAACCAGCATGGTCAACCTTTATGACTTGATTGCGTGGGAGTGGGTGGTGATGTTTAATCTGATACTCGTTGTCACCCTCATCAAAGATGGCAGGCAATGGTTGCATGAGTGTGTTCTCCATCTGCTTAGAGATAAAGTACACACCACTTACAACTGGACGAGTAATCTTGTCAGCGGTATCCCATAGAATCTTGACAACTTCCTTGGTAAGTACGATGTCAGAGTCAACCCACAACGCCCAGTCAGTACCGACCTTGTTCCACATCTCAAAAGCAGCCTGTCGTTGGCGTGCAATCTGATTACCCTGCACACGAATAGCATTGTGGAATGGGACATCACCAGTGATGATGCTGTACACCAAGCCTTCTGTGAACTTGCCATCTGTGTTTCCATTGTCACACCAGATAACAGATAAAGTTTCTTTATTACTATGCGCCATTATCAAACACCTTTTCTGATTGGTCGAGTACTTCCATTGAACCTTCGGCTAAATCTTTCCACGAGTCAGCCATGATTTTCAGGTTGATTCCGACTTGTTCTGTACATTCTGGTCCGTGGTTGTCGAGGAGGTGTTGAGCCATTTGGCTAACATAATCAGCAAACTGTAAGCACTCCAGCCATACTGCGGAAGGGTCGAAGATTTTTCTTGTCGCCTCATCAATATGTTCCATAAACTCTGGAAGTTCACTGAGTATTGTCTCCTTCATTTGAGGTGTTAACTTTGCTTTCATCACTGCTTCCGTCAACATCTCTGGTGTAAGCGACAACTCCTTCATTAAGGAGTGTTGCGTACTCATCCTCTGATAGGTCTTTGAGGTTACCCGTTTCTTCTTCCTGCCAAACATAAGACTTCCACCCTACTGTCCACGAAAAGTTCTTTGGTATGTATTTCAACTGCGCTTGTATGTCATCGAATAGTGTCTTAGTTGGCACAGATAGTTCCTCTGCTGAGGCGCTACCTTTAATGTCACCGTGATTTTCAACTACTCTTAGTTGCCAATTATTCATTGTTGTATTAAGTCCAAAATCTGCATACTTGCAGGGTCGTAGGACAACCACACAGGTGAGCCACCCATGGCATCGGCTGGTCCATATCTATTTTTAACAGCACATACACCCATAGATGCAATCTGTCCGTGTACTGTGAGTATCAGAGAAGGGGTCTGAGCAATCTTTCCATGCAACGCAGAGCGTGGCGGGCAAGGATTACCTGGGACACCTTCACTTGTGTGATGGCAAACAACAACTGCAGCGCCAGTATCTCTAGCCCACCACTTAAGTTCACGCATGAGTGTGCGTAATCCGCCGTACTCATCCTGTCCATCAATGGTTACATCAACTGCATTGTCAAGAACAATCAGTTCAACATCTCTACCTAAACGCTCACGACTAGCAAGGACTGCATCCTCTACATCTTTGAGCGAAGGTGCTGAATCAAACTCCCATAGGATGTGGTCGGCAGACTTGAGCATCTGCCCTGCCCACTCCCTATCTATTTCCATCAGCGGTTCAACTTCATTCTGTGGTTTACCAGTAAGCATTGCGAGCAAACGCAGACTCATTGTGTGTGAGTGTGTATCTGCTGAAATGTATAGGGTTGAAACACCAGCATGTACAGCAAGAGATAAAGCAAGTGTGGATTTACCTGCACCTGGTGGTCCTGCAATCATGCTGACTTCACCCCGTCTAATTGCTATCTGCTGTGCTGCAAGGGTTTGCCATACTGTTGGAAGTGTGGCTCCGCCTTGCGAGGCAGTCTTGATAGCACGGGATAAAAGGCGCATGAATTATGGCTGTGCCTTATGTGAACAAGCCTGACCTTGTGGCTTAGGACATGCATAGAACGCACGGTATGGCTTGCCTGCCTTAGAGATACCTGCAGCAACAAATCGCATTGGACCTCCACCACATGCACACTCAGGTGCTTGTCCTGAAACTGCTGGTGTTGGTGCTTGGCGTGGAACCGCACCTTGATTGACAACCTGTGCGCCAGGAAATGAATCTGCAACAGTGTTACTTGCCCCCGCTGCACGAGCCATGCTTTCTGTTGTTGCTTCAAGGTCAACCAATGTAGCAAGTCTCTGACTTAATTCATCAATCAGTAGGTCAAGTTCTGCACCTGATGATGCACGAAGGTTGATGAGCATGCCGTCTTTCTTAGTTTTCCAGTTAATCTGGATTGGTGTGTTTTCGATGTTACTCATTTGTTTCTCCTAGTTCTGGGTATAGATGAGAGTTCTTTCCGTTTACTGCATAGCATGCGTGGTTGACTGAACAAGTACTGCACATAAACCCTGGTTGAGGTATGAAGATATTGTTATCAACTGCAATCTTAAATCCCTTGACATGTGCAGCCAAGCGATTCTCTGTGTAGTGGTCTAACTCTACAGGTTCTGTCATCTCTCCTGTGCGAGCCATCCAGTATGCACCCTTGGTTGGGCGTATGCCCATAATCTTTTCAACAAGGATTGCGTATGTACCCAACTGGGTGTAGGTGACTGGTGGTTTGCTTGATGTCTTAATATCAATGACCGTCAGTTCTCCGTCTGGTGACACCATCAAGCGGTCAAGAAAGCCCTTGATGTTTACGCCACCAACTTCTGTATTAAGTTCTGTTTCTACAGCCTTGGCTCCATCGGCTAGTTCGTACAGTGTGTATCCACTAACCTCACGGAACTGTACCCAGAAGTCCAGCATCTTGGGTCCATTGTCTAGCCACCAAGAAGCATCTTCCTTATTAGGATATGCAGTTGTCTTGCGACCTCCAGCACGGAACGGCATGCCATTGTCTGCAAGTTTGTAGTTCTCAACCCAACGCTGTCTAAAGACATCGCCTGCATCAAACGCTTCTCCTGGTTTAAGGGCATCATAAACTTCCGTACCCTCATGCAAAGACTTACCACCTACCAGCCAGTAGGATGGATTCTCCTGCACTTTCTGCACACGAGTGAGGTAGAATGACCAGCCACAGTTAAGCCATGTTGACATGGCGCTGTGGGAGATGTAGTTCTTCCCCGTCTTTTCTTCTAGTGTCATGTTACTTCCTTTCAATAGAGGAGACTACTACACAATGTCTCTCCTATTAGAAATGACACGCTTGTAATTCATCGGCGTGTCGCTGTGCGAATTGTTTTGATATGATTAAACTCCTGTTCGTGCAGAACGGGTTAAGTATAAGAAGGCTCTGGCGTAAGCCAGAAACAAAGGCTAACTATAGAGGTTTGCCTACTCATGCTTGCCCTTGTGGTGAGAAAGTATTTATTATTTATGCTACCTTTGATGACTACGAAATTTCATTGTATGGTTTAAATGCTGAGTGTAGCGCCTGTGGCGCTTTGCTTACTGCTCCTTGTTTGGTGGATAAAGATGATGGATAGGTTTCTTAACTGTAGGGGAAGCGGTTAAGGAAAAGCAAAAAAGCCCCCGCTAACTAGATTTCTCTAGCGCGGGGGTTTCTTTGTGTCTTAATACATTACTTGGAGCCTCGACCGAACTCAGTTGCGGATGGGTCAAGCCACTTAAGTAGTGGACCTGCAAAGCCTGCGAGGGCTGCAGCACCCAATGTCTTAAGGTCTGTCTCGCCAGCAAGGTAAAGTGCTACCGCAGCAGATGCCGCAGCACGGAACCATGTCAGTCCGAGTTGCTTAAATTGTTCCATTGTTTCCTCCTTATTTTTTTGTACCGTGCAACTTGCAACATGTACAAACTTCTGTTGTGTATGCCTTCTTAGCAGGGGCAGGTACAACTTTTGCAATTACTTGATTAACAATCTTAGGTTGATTCATCCACCAGAACCACGGAGAAGTATCTGCAGAATAAGCGGGGTCAATAGAAATATGTAGATGCTTATTATGAGGATTACTCCCAGCGTACCGTCTGTTTCCCTGCTTTGCCTTTTCTTTAGACCAGATTTTGCCCTGGAAGATAAGATAACTAACACGCTTATCCTCTTTAAGTTTCTCAAAAATTTCAACACAATCAATTCCCTTCTTAGGGTCGTGCGTTAAATCAACTGCAAGTCCTGTGTTGTGGTCAGAGTTAGGACTGGCTTTGATATGAGCAGCACTGGGAAGCAGACCATCGCTTGCCTTCTTGCGAGTTGGTGCTACGGCTGTCGCTTGCTTGAGAACAGCAAGGGCAGCAGGTGTGGCTTTCTTGACTACAGGTTTCATTACTCATCCTTTTTTTCTTTCGGTTTAGATTTCAATCCATTTCCTGCAAGTACGCCAGCAAGAGAACCAGTAAGAAACACGCAAAGGGTACTAACAAGGTCAATAAATGCAGCATCGTTAGGTGCCTGTTCTCCTAGTGGTTGGGTAATAAATAGCAATGCATACAGCAGTGCAAATACAGAACCAGCAAACACAATGGCAAGTATGATTCCGATAGTTACAATCAGTCGTGCGTGTAGTTCTTCTGGGCTTAACTTATTTCTTGGGTTCATCTAATACTCCTGGAAGAATGTCTTTAGTACAGGTGCCAGTAGGTAAGCACTGAGGAGGATTACACTCAGGCTTATTCCAGTTCTCGTACTCTTGGCATGGGTATCTCACCCATCCTTGATAACCGCAACTACTCAGTGCGCTCGCAGAGAATACGATAGATGTCATCAACACGAGCCTCAAGGCGATTGACTTGGTCTTTAACACTTCCACCTCCATTAGGGCGCAGTTCATAGAGATAATGTTTTACTAACCATCTAACTGCAACACTAAAGCCAGCAATTAAGGTTATTACGGATACGGCTATACCAGCCCACTCAGCAGGAGTCATTTATTTTCCTTATATTTTAGACAACGGTACGAGCAACAACGGTAACAATTCCTCCGTAGCCAGAGAAGCCTGCCTGTGGTGGAGTTGTTCTTGTAAATGTAACTTGTTCGATAATAGATTCTGTAGGCTCTCCGCCTGCAGTAAAGTCTTGGATGATGACAGTTTCACCTTGTGCTTCTAGTTGCTCAAGGGCTTGAAGGCGGGCTAGTGCATAGCCATCGTAGCCAACAATCTGTCGGTTTCTATCTGTCTCTTTATCAAACAAGAAGATAGGAATCTGTAGTACGCGAGCGCGAGTAGGAGTAGGCAAAGCCTTGACTGAGTATCCGTAGATGATTGCGCCTTTAGTTGGGTCAGTATCATTTCTGTTTAGACGGAACTTGAACTGTGCTTCGGCTGTAACTTCTCCGAATACTGATGCCAAGTCGTAGTCATAGATTGCTGTTGTTCCTTCTGGAACTGTCTGGAAGGCTATGTCAACACCGTCAATAACACGGAACATATCTATGTCACCTTGCAGTACATCCTCAAGGCGAAGTTTAATACGCTTCCATGCTTTGTTTTCAAAGGTATCAAAGCGGATAATGCCTGTTGTAATTTCACCAGACTCAACAAAGTTAGTCTGGGACTCAACCCATAGTCCAGAGTTCTCAACAGTAAATGCTTTGTGGTCATTAGCAAATGTAGCAATGGACCACACAGCACCAGT